ATTCCGCGTCATTTTTCCCAGGCTCGGCCAGCCCACAGGTACGAGCGCGGGCGGGTGGCGTTCGTGGAATACCTGGCTGCTGCCCGGCACGACCAGCAACTACGCGAAGAAGGCCGGCTGGGTCGCGCACAACAGCGCGGTGAGCATTTGCCTGACCGTCTATGCGGACAACTTCCCGGAGGCGCCGGTCCAGGTAGTCAGGAAGCGCCGGGACGGCACGGAAGACCCGCAGGATAACCATCCGCTCCTGCGGCTCCTCGACCGCCCGAACGACGAGTATGACGGGGACGCGCTGAACGCGGCGACCATCGTGTCTTACCTGCTCGACGGGAACGCGTACTGGCTGAAGGAGCGGGACGGGTTCGGGGTGAGTGAGTCGGTATGGTGGGTGCCGCACTGGCAGATGATCCCGGTCCCCGTGGACAAGACCGGCAAGCTGTCGCACTGGATGTATCAGGTGGACGGCGTCGGGTATCGGGTGGAGCGGCGTGACGTGGTGCACTTCCGGAGCGGGATCGACCCACACCGGCCTCACCGGGGCGTCAGCCGGGCGTATCCTATCCTGCGCGAGATCTGCGGGGACAACGAAGCCTCGGAGTTCACGCAGGCTATCCTGGAGCGGATGGGGATCGCGGGGATGGTCATCAGCGGTGCCACACCTGATATGGAGATCAGCCCGCCCGAGGTGGACAAGCTCAAAGACTGGTTCGACAACCAGATCACGGGCTCGAACCGTGGCCGCCCCGTGGTGCTCTCGACGCCCATTAAGATCGACACCCCCGGGCACAGTCCCGAGGCACTGGCACTGGACAAGACGGCGGCACGGTTCGAGGCGCGGATCTGTTCTGCGCTGCGCGTGCCGCTGCAGGTCGCCGGGCTCTCCTCCTCGGACAAGAGCAAGACGTATGCGAACTACGAGCAGGCCCGCGCTGCACTCTACTATGACGGGCTGATTCCGCTCCAACGCCGGTTCGACGCCACCATCAAGCACGCCTTTGACGGCGAGTATCTGCGCCCGTCGGAGATGGTCGCACGGAACTATGCGGATGTCGATTGTCTTGCCGTAGACCAGACGGAAGAGGTGAAGCGCTGGGATATGGGCGTGCGGGGCGGCTGGATCAAGGTGAGTGAGGCGCGCGCGGCGCGAGGGCTGCCGGTGGTGCCCTCGGATGAGATTTACCTGCGGCCCAGCACGGCGACGGTGGTTGAGGAGTATGAGGAAGTAGACCCGGCGCTCTTACCCGGCGCGGTGCCGGGCGCGCTGCCCCCCGGTGAGGATGATGACGAGGAAGAGGGAAGCGGCGGCACGGCACTGGCTGTCAGGACCGGGAGCCGGCAGCGATTGGCGGAGCAGGACCCATCCGAGGTGACGGCGGAGGACGTGCGGACGGCGCGGGCCTGGGTGCGGCGGCACGCGCCGGCTTCGGCACGGGGGCTGTGGGACGCGAAAGCGGAAGAGTAAGTGGCCTACACCTGGAACGTCGGAGCAGCCCGGTTCCGGGACGAGAGCGGGCGGTTCGTGGCCCGTTCCACCGTCCGGCACGGGCTTGACGAGACGCTCAGGAGTGCGGCGGCAGAGGTGGTGACGCTCTCGGAGCGGCTGCAGGCAGGGACGATCGCACTGGCCGAGTGGCGGGCGGAGATGGCGCGAGAGGTCAAGAACGCCCATCTGGCAGCCGCCACGCTCGCGAAGGGTGGGTGGGCGCAGATGACGCCGGCCGATTATGGCCGGGCCGGCGCGGTCATCAAAGAGCAGTATGGGCTCCTGGGTCAGTTCGCGGCGCAGATCGAGAGTGGGGAACAACTGATGACCGGGGTTGCCAACCGGTCCTCGCTCTACCTGGAAGCGGCACGGCCGACCTACCACGCCGTGGAACGTAGGGAGATGCAGGTGCGGAACGTGGCCGAGGAGCGGAGCGTGTTGGGATTCGCCGACCATTGCGCGGAATGCATCGAGCAGGCAGAATTAGGGTGGCAGCCGCTGGGGGAGATGGTTCCCATCGGGTCTCGGGAGTGCGGGCCCCGCTGCGCTTGCGAGACCGACTTTAGAGGGAGCACGGACTGATGCCCGAAGCACGCGCGGTGAGGATCTTCTGGGGGGGAGATGACGCGCAGACCGTTTTCCTTTCGGAAGCGGAGTTCGAGAGCCTGCGCGCGTCGCTGACCGGCAGCCGGGGCGCGCGGTTTGAGTGCTTCGACTTCGACGCCGGGCATGGGTGCCGGCTCTTGATCCGTCTCGGGGACATCAGAGCTGTCCGTTATGACCCACTGGAGAGCGAGTGATGCAATACACCGATATGAACATGGTGCCCCAGGGTTCTACGCCGCGCTGCCGCTGTGGGTTAACGCCGGCTACGGGGACGTTTGCCGGGGTGCCCTGCTGCAACGGCTGCGCGCGGAAGAAGGAGCTGGCGGCGCAGCTCGGCGGGCCGGCGGGGACGTTCATTCCCTACGGGCAACTCCCGCTCCCCCTCAAGCGCGGGCCGGGGCGGCCACGGAAGGTGTGGTGAGGACGATGAAGACATTGGACCACCTCGGCGCCCCCGTGACGTTCCTGGCTGGGGCGCCGCAGCAAGACCTCGCCACCGGGGCCGGTAGCCTGCCGAAGACCGAGGCAGCGGCGCTCGAACGGATCAACGCTCTGCTCCCGCAGGGCGCGGCGCCGCTTTCCGGCGAGCAGGTCTGGATCCACTATGCCGAGGCACTGAACTCCTCATTCGTGGGCGATCGCTACATGTGGATTGGGGACAGCACGCTCCGCAACTACGCGAAGGACGCGGCGCAGGGCTTCTCGTTCCTCAACTCCCACCGCTCGGGCGGCGACGGCAACCCCGCAGAACTTCCCTACGGGAAGACCTTCGCCGGCCGCTACGAGGACACAGGCACGGCACGCCGGACCCTGGTAGGGCTCTACATGCTCCGTGGTGTCTCGCCGGCCGGCGCAGGGGGGCCTTCTACCGACGACGTGCATGAGATGATCCGGGGCGGCACGCTCGCGGACGTGAGTGCCGGCCTGAAGGGCGGCGAGCCGCTCTGTGACGTGTGCGGTCAGGACCTGATGGAGTTGTCCGGTGAGGGGTTCTTTCTGTGCCCGCATATGCCGGGGATGTCGATCGGGATGAGCTCTGCGGAGCAGGAACGGCAGTTGCTCCGGGGGGTCCCGAAGGGCGGCGCCTCTTTCACGTATGAGCGGGGCCGCGGCTCCGAACTCAGCGGCGTCTACGACGGCGCCGTGACGGGCGCCGGGTTCCGGTTCGTGGCGGGCGGCGCTACGGGCCTGGAGGTGATTGCCGCCAAGCTTTCGGTCCTGCTCGACAGGCCGAACACCCGCGAGGGCCAGACCTTCGCGGCCCACTCCGAGACGGTGCTAACTACCGTGGAAGAGTATCTGGACCGGGCAGAGGCCTACCTCGGGACCCGTGCCGCCAGCGGTCAGCCGGCTACGGCCGGACGATTGGCCGACTGGGAAGCACTCGCAGCACGCCTCGCGCGCGTGATCGCACTCGGGAGACCGAAGGCCGATCCCGCGCGGCTGGCAGCCCTGCGCGTGCGGTTACTCAAGCACCGGAGCGCGGACCTCCTGCGCTCCTGACCACGGAGAAAGTGATGCCTACTCTGGTAGAGTTGCGGGCCGACCGACAGGCCCGTGCCGCGGAGCTGGCTCCGATCCTGGCACTGGGGGAGCAAGCCACCCTCGAAGACCTGGACCGGGGCGAAGCACTCGCGGCAACGATCGAGGAACTGGACGGCCAGATCGGCCAGTTCAACCGGCTGGGGGCGCTTTCAACGCGTCTCGGGTCGCCGGCGTCCGTGAACCTGCCCGTGCCGCTCCCGGGCGCGGGGACCATGACGCTGACGACGCTGCAGCCGGCTGGGACCATCACGGCCCCGGCGGGAACGGCGTTCGTCATCCCGGCGACGGCACTCCGGGGCAAGGTGACGGCGTTCAAAGCGCGCGGTAACCGCTCCGCGGAAGAGGCTGCCTATCGGTTCGGGATGTGGTTCGCGGCCATCGTCGGCCACGGGTTCGCGAAGCAGTTCTGCCGCAATCAGGGGCTGGAGCTGCGCTGGGCCGACGCGGGCGGCAACCCGATGAACCTCGCGCAGTCGGAAGGGGTGAACACGGCCGGCGGGTTCCTCGTCCTGCCCGAGTTCGAGCAGGACATGATCGACCTGCGCGAGCGCTACGGGGTGTTCCGGCAGCACGCCAAAGTGGTGCCGATGAACAGCGACACGAAGAGCGTGCCGCGGCGCACCGGGGGCCTGACGGCCTACTACACGGCGGAACTCGCCACCATCACCGAGAGCCAGAAGGGCTGGGACCGCGTAACGCTCACGGCGAAGAAGCTCGCCGTGCTGGCGAAGTACTCCTCGGAACTGGATGAGGACTCGATGATCGACATCGGGAACGACCTCGCCGAAGAGATCAGCTACGCCTTCAGCGTGGCCGAGGACGACGCCGGCTTCAACGGTGACGGGACCTCCACCTATGGGGGGATCGTCGGCGTGCGGAACAAGCTCCTGAACCTGTCGGCCACGCGAGCGAACATCGCGGGGCTGACCGTGGCGTCGGGCAACCTCTGGAGTGAGATCACGATCGGCGACTTCAACACCATGAAGTCGAAGCTCCCGGAATACGCGCACACGTCGCGCACGGCGTTCTACGCCTCACGGGTCTTCTATGACGCCGTGATGGAGAAGCTGATGCTGGCGGCGGGTGGCGTGACGGCGGCGGAGATCGCGGCGGGCAGGCCGATGGAGATGTTCATGGGCTATCCCGTGCACATCGCTCAGAAGATGCCGCTCGTCGAAGCGAACGACGTCGTGTGCTGCCTGTTCGGGGACCTCTCGCTCGCGGCGCGGTTCGGGGACCGGCGGTCGACGACCATCGCCACGTCGGAGCACCTGAACTTCGCGGAAGACGAGATCGCGATCCGCGGCACAGAACGCTACGACATCGTGGTCCATGACGTAGGGAACGAGTCAGCAACGGCTGCTCTGCGCGTGGCTGGCCCGATCGTTGGCCTACTCACGGCGGCGAGCTAAGGAGAAACACAGCCATGATGGCATTGGGCAACGTGAAGACGGTGTGGTGTATCCGAGGCGCCGCGCCGACCGCTGCGGAAACGACTACCTCGGACACGATCGATACCCTCGGGTTCGACGAGATGCTCCTGGTCCTGACCGGGACGACGAGCAACAACGCGACGAACAACCCGGCGACGCTGAAGCTGCAGCAGTCGGACATCACGGATGCGACGGGCTTTGCGGACATCGCGAAGTACGTCGGGGACGGCGCCTCGGGGTTCACGATCCCTGCCAGCCCGACGGCGACGGGGCTGCTGACGTTCGCGAACATCAGCGTGTCGCTGGTCGGCTACAAGCGCTACTTCCGGCTGCTGGTGAGTCCTTTAACTACCCAAACTTTCAATGCCGTTGCATTGTTGGGTAGGGCGGAAGCGGCGCCGGACAGCGCGGCGGAAGCCGGCACGGCGGTGCTGGTGGCGTGACGGATACCCTGATCCGGCCGGAAGGGGGCGTCGCGGCCGCAGCCGCGACGCCCCTGCGGCTCAACCTGGGAGCGGGTGCGACGGAGCTGCCCGGCTTCATCTCGGTGGACCGGAAGACGGGTGGCGAGGTTTATCCGCTCGACTACCACGACGAGTGCGCCGAGATCATTCGCGCCTCCCACGTCCTCGAACACCTGCCGCGGCGGGAAAGCCTCGCGGTGCTGGCCGAGTGGGTGCGGGTCCTGAAGCCCGGCGGCTGGCTGAAGGTCGCGGTGCCGGACTTCGACATCATCGTTGCCACTTACCTCCAGTGGCGGGCCGGCGAGCTGCCCGGCGACGCGCCGCCGATTGAAGGCTGGCTGATGGGCGGGCAGACGGACGCGAACGACTTCCATCAGGCCGTCTTCACCCGGCAGGGGCTGGAAGAGGCGTTCCGAGAGTTGGAGCTGGTAGAGGTGGGACCGTGGGTGAGCGAGATCCCCGACTGCGCGGCGCTGCCGATCAGTCTCAATGTTCAGGGGCGGAAGCGGTGGGAGAACGAGACCACGCCGGGTGCAGCGTTCACCTCAGTTGAGCCAGTGCGGGCGCCTTCCTTCGCTCATCCGGCGCCGGTCGCGGAGCCCAACCTCACCTTCGGGCCGGGAACGGTCCACGCGATCCTCTCCGCGCCGCGGCTGGGCTTCACGAACAACTTCCACTGTGCACAGCAGGTGTTCGGGCCGCTGGGGATCGGGATGTCGGTCGGCTTCGGCGTCTTCTGGCACGCGGCCCTATCCCGGCTCTTTGAGGAGCACCTCGACGCGGAGCTGCTCGTGGTGCTCGACTACGATACGACCTTCGCCCGTGCGGACCTGGAGGCGCTCCTGCTCCTGATGCGCCGCTATCCCGAAGCCGACGCCATCTGCCCACTCCAGTGCCGGCGTGAGGACGATACCAGCCCGCTGTTTACCGTGGATGCGGGGCGGGTCGATCCCTACGGCACGAAGCCTGCGGAGATCATCCTCTCCGCCGCGGACCTCGCGGGCGACCTGTTCCCGATCGCTTCCGGACACTTCGGGCTGACGGCAATTCGGACGAGCGCCATTCGGAAGGTGCCGAAACCCTGGTTCCACGCGCAGCCGGGTCCTGATGGAAGGTGGGACGAAGGGCGCCTGGATGCCGACGTGGCCTGGTGGCGTGACTTTGCGGCGGCCGGCTGCAAGCTGTTCCTCGCGCCCCGGCTCGTGGTCGGTCATCTCCAGCTTGCTAACTTCTGGCCTGACCGGAGCTTGAAGCCGAAACCCCAGTACGTCAAGGATTGGGACAAGTCCGGCAAGCCTGAATGGACGTGGCGCTGATGCCGCACTACCTCGGGCGCGTGCGGGTCCGGCCGCGGACCCGGTTTAGCAAGGCGATAGGCGAAGCGACGCCGGGGGTCCCCGTCCCGGAAGCCCCTGTGCTCCTCATCGCCACGGCTGCCTCCGCTACCTCGATCGATCTCCTGTGGACCGATGCTTCTGCGGATGAGACGGGTTTCCGCATCGAGCGGAGCCTCGATGGCTCAACTGGCTGGGCCGAGGTGACGACGACAGCAGCGAACGCGGAGAGCTACACGGACACGGGGCTGGACCCGGAGACGGAGTACTTCTACCGCGCGGTTGCGGTGAACGCGGGCGGGGACAGCGACCCGTCGAATGTGGACAGCGCGACGACGGAAGCCGCCGCCTGGTCACCAGCGGCGCTCTCGCCTTCGCTCTGGCTGAAGGCCGATGTCGGCACCTTCCAGGAGCTGACGGACAACGCCGCCATCATCCCGGCCAGTGCGAACGGGGACCCGATTGGCACCTGGAAGGACCTGTCGGGAACGGGGAAGTTCATCGTGGCCGGCACCGACGCGAAGCGGCCGACCCTGATTAGCCCCGGCCAGAATGGGCTGCCCGTGGTCCGGTTCGACGGGACAGACGACAGCCTGCGGAGCAACGTGACGTTTACGCGGGCGCAGCCGCACACGGTAGCGATGGCGTTCAAGCACCGGACGGGCGCGGGGACCTGGGTAGTGGCGGGCCTCGCGGCGGAGTTCAGTGGCGCGCAGGTCGCGGGCACCATGTACGCCTACGCGGGCGCCAACGTGGCGGTGAGCGGCTACACGGCGGGGAGCTTCTCGTCCCTCATCCTGGGCTTCAACGACGCGGCCTCGACGTTTTTCTGGAACGGCACGAAGACGACGGGCAGCCCGGGCAGCGCGGCGAGCGACGGGTTGACGGTGGGCTCGAACGCGGCCGGCGGCGCCAATACGGATCTGGACGTGGGGGAGATCCTGGTGTTCCCCAGCCACCTCTCGGACGAGAACGCGGCGCTCGTCTACGCCTACTTCCAGTCAAGGTGGGGCATCTGATGGCCGTAACGAATTGGAAGCACAGGTTAATCGTGATCGCTCCGGTTGCTGCATTGACGACCTTAGGGCAGTGGTGGAGCCAGAATGTGGACAGTTCCGACGACACTTCGACCTGGGTGAGCCTGAACGCGACGGGGCTGATGGCGGACCCAGAGACGCATCGGGGCTGCAATACGGCGCTCACCGAGGCGCTGGCGCGGTCGATCATGGTGCGGGTCTGCAATCTCGCGACGGTAACCCCGCCGACCCTCGGGACCTGGAACGGCTGGAACAAGGCCCAGAAGTATGCGTGGTTGGCGGCTACCCGGAACCAGCTCCACACGAATACGGGCGTTTGGCTCGACCTCGCGGACAATGAGGGGACCTGGACGGACCCGCAGGGCGTGGCGGCGGCGCGCGGGTTGCAGGTGCGGCGGCCGCCGCCCGCAGGAGTGATTCCCTGATGGCTCTCTCCCGACCGACGCAGCTCAACGATCTTTATCGGGACGTGGCGCTCATCAACCCGGTCCTGGGCGAGGTCCTCACGCGGGGCGCCACGCACTGGACGAATGGCGCCGCCGCCGTGGGCATGACGGGCGGGCCGATCAACCCGAAGGACTACGGCGCCATCGGGGACGGTACGAACACCTTCATTACGCAGGCAGACATCGACGCCCACCCGGAATGGCTCGGCACCTACAACGCGGAGATACCGAGCTACCTGGGCGACACCTGGGACTACGTAGGCTTGCAGGAGGCCATCTACGCGGCCTATGGCGGGCCGGGCGCGAAGCACTCCTACGAGAACCCGGAGCTGAACCGGGAGGTTTACATCCCGCCCGGGAAGTATCAGCTCAACCGGCGGCTGCTGCTGGTGGACGCCATCGGCGTGATCTTCGCGGGGGCGGGGCGGTTCACCACGAAGCTCGTCAGCTTCACGCCGGATGAGCCGTGCCTGGAAACGAACATGGTCTACTCGGTTATCCGAGACCTGATGTTCGAGTACAACGCGCCGGGTCAGCACTGCACGGTGCCGACGGCTC